ATATAAAATAGATAATAAAGTTGTTCATGGTTATAAATTAAAATATGAAGATGATAAGAATAAAGTTTTTGTTGAATTGTCAATATATAATTTTAAATATAAATATTTAGTTAAGAAACAACATGAACAAGCAGACAAATTACCATTTTATACTTTATTAGCTCTTTATGTTGTTAAACATTTTTATTATAGTTTAAATATCATAGACATTAAACTTTATAGTGTAATTAAAAATTACATTATTCATGGAACAAATAAGCGTAACTTTATACTTATGTAAACTATTACCATAAATAAAAATAATATATTAAAGATTATTTACTATATTATAATATGTCGTTGATAACGGAATATTTTGAATTAACTAATCGTTTCCAAGATGAATATGGAGAAAATACAATATTACTTATGCAGGTAGGCGCTTTTTTTGAAGTTTATGGTATTTATGATAAAGAAAATGACATTATAATGTCAAGCAAAATAACAGAATTCTCTCAAATTTGTGAATTGAATGTTGTTGATAAAAATACTTGTGTAGGTAAAAATAATGTAATGATGGCTGGTTTTAAAGACTTCATGATTGAAAAATATTTACGCAAGATTCAAGATGCAGGATTTACTGCTGTAGTTTATACTCAAGATGAAAATATGAAAAATATATCACGAAGTTTGGCTGGTATTTTCTCTCCAGGAACTTATTTTCAAACTGAATCTCAAAATTTAACTAACTCTATATCATGTATTTGGATTAATTTAATTGAAAATAAGATTTTATTAAAGGGTAAATATGTAGTTGTTGGTGTGGCAAATATTGATATTTATACTGGTAAAACAAGTATTTTCCAATTTAAAGAAACTTATGCCAATAACCCCACCACTTATGATGAATTAGAGAGATTTATTTCAATTTATAATCCAAGCGAAGTCATTTTAATATCAAATTTACCAGAAGAGAAGGAATTAGATTATGTTATAAGTTATGCTGGTATATCATGTAGTTTAATTCATAAAATTCATATTAATGAAAAAACTCCTAACGGGAATGTTAAAATGACTAGAGTTAAAAATTGTGAAAAACAACCATATCAAAAAGAAATTCTCTCCAAATTTTATAAATTTGATAGTTTTGAAGTATTTATAAAAAATTTTTATGAAAATAATATAGCTACGCAATCATTTTGTTATTTATTAGATTTTGTTTATCAACATAATCCACAATTAGTAAATAAAATAGCTGAACCTATATTTGAAAATTGTTCCGACCGATTAACATTAGCAAATCATTCTCTCAAACAATTAAATATTATAAATGATGGTTCCGTTAAATCTTCAAAATTATCTTCAGTTTCTGAACTTTTAAATAATTGTTTAACACCAATGGGAAGACGTAAATTTTTATATAATATGTTAAATCCTATCTGTGATAATAATAAGCTAAACCGTGAATATGATATAACAGAATACATTTTAAACAATTTTAACTCTAATATTTGTAATTCTTTAAAAACAAAATTACCAGTTATTAAAGATTTGGCTAAATTTGAAAGGCAAATTTTTCTAAAAAAAATCTCTCCAAAATCCATTTACACTTTACATTCAAGTATTAAAACAATAAACAATATATTTGATACAATTAAAGATGATGAAACTATTATGAATTACTTGAAAGAATTTGATAAAAATATTACAGAAATTGGTGATATATGTCAACAAGTAATATTGTTTATGGAAAATAATATTGAATTAATTTTGGCAAAAGATATTGATCAAGTACATCAATTTGAGGTAAATTTTATTAAAAAAGGTGTAGATGCTGATTTAGATAAAAAAACTGAGACCTTGAAGGATTCCGAAAATGGTCTGGAATGTATCCGTGAATATTTAAGTAATTTAATAGAAAATAAGGAAAAGAAGACGACAAAATCAAGCGAATTAGTAAAAATACATGAAACAGAAAAAAATAATTATAGTTTGGTTTGTACAAGTAGAAGATGTAAGATATTACAAGATGCCTTACCTATTATTGAAACAAATATAACACTAAATACATCGACTAAGCAGATTTCATTTGTTGTATCAAAATCAAAATTTTTATTTGAAAAGCAATCGTCATCGAATAATTTTATTATAGATTCACAAATAAATAACTTTTGTAAGACAATATCATCGATTAAAATATCATTAAAAGATTTAATTACTCTTATTTATAATAGATTTATAGAAGGGTTGAGTTTATATCAATCACATATGGAAAAAATAATAAATTTTATTACTTTAGTTGATATAATGTATACAAAAGCTTCGATAGCAAAACATTTTAATTATTGTAAACCAGAAATAGTAGAAGCAGAAAAGTCATTTGTTGAAACAAAAGGATTACGACATTGTTTAATAGAGAGATTTCAAATGAATGAATTATATGTAACAAATGATATTTCTCTCGGAGATGGTAAATCAGATGGGATTTTATTATATGGAACAAATGCTGTTGGTAAGACAACATTGATTAGAGCATTAGGTATTTCAATTATATTGGCGCAAGCAGGCCTTTATGTTCCGTGTTCATCATATAAATTTAAACCATACAAGCATATATTTACTCGCATTATAGGAAACGATAATATATTTAAAGGATTATCAACATTTGAAGTCGAAATGTCAGAGCTTCGCACTATTTTGCGTTTGATGGATGAAAATAGTATAATATTAGGAGACGAATTATGCTCAGGAACGGAAACTGAAAGCGCTGTTAGCATTTTTGTCGCTGGAATTCAAAAATTACACAAATCTAAAAGTAGTTTTATATTTGCAACACATTTACACGAAATAGTTGATTATGAAGAAATTACTTCTCTCCACAATGTTCATTTAAAACATATGGAGGTTAAATATGATAAGGAAAATGATGTTCTAGTATATGATCGCAAATTAAAAGATGGTTCTGGCGACAAAATGTATGGGCTTGAAGTGTGTAAATCCTTAAATCTACCATTGGACTTTTTAGAAGCAGCTAATGAAATTCGTCTTAAGTATAATCCGGATAGTAGGAGCATTCTTTCTCTCAAACAATCTCGCTATAACTCTAATAAAATTGTAAGTGTTTGTGAAAAATGTGGGAAAAATATGGGAACAGAAGTTCATCATTTACAACACCAAGTAGATGCAGATACAAATGGCATTATTAAAACAGATGATGCTATATTTCATAAAAATAATTTAGCTAATTTGATGACATTATGCGAGACATGTCATAATGAAATACATAAAACAAATACTAAACAAAAACGTGTTAAAACAACAAAAGGAACTCTTCTATCTAAATTATAATATTATATAAAAATGTTAAAAGATATAATCAAAAGGTTATTACACATTATACTCCAATTTTAGCAAAACTCTAAAAATGGAAAATCCCCTATCTATTCAAAGAATGGAAGAACTAGAAGAAGATATCATCAAATTGAAATAATAAATAAAAATAAATTATTTATTATTCTAACGTTTACGTGTATAACGTCTTTTATTTTTTTTAGTTCTGTGCTTTCTACTTTTTCGTCTACCACCTAATTTAAGTCCTGGACAAGCTAAATCAGGTGCTGCTTGAGTATTAAATGGATTAGCCATTTCACCTTTTTGAGGACATAAGTCGCCTTTTAAAGGAACCATTTTTTCAATTAAAGTATCAAATGCTTGCTTAGTCATTCTCCTATCTTCAGCTACTTCACCACCAATTTTAAGCGTAGGTTTACCAGAAGATAATTTAGAAAATGACGAAAACATACTTTTCTCGTTAGTAGAAGTGCTGCTCGTGGTATTTGCTGTTGGTTTAGAACTAAATAATGAAAATAATCCACCTCCAACAGCACTCTCTGAACCTTTTAATTGATCAAGAGCATTAGGATCTACCTTAGCTAATTCAGCATCTTCTATTGCGTCAAGATTTGAAGGAGTTACTCTAGCTTTATTAACATCAAAGAAAATGACTTTATAATTATTAGTTTGTCCCATAACTAATCTGCAAATTGTGCTTTTACTAGGTCCTCTAGATACTTCCTGAGCAATACCAATACCTTTTATAAATTTTGGAATATCAACAGCTTTTGTGTACATAATATCAAGATAAATAGTATGTGATAATGGATTAGGTAAATATGTTCTTGTTTTATAATTTTGACAATCTAAATTAGATTTATAACTGACATTAGGGGTTGGTCTCATAGTGAGTGTAGCGTTACAATGTTCCACTACTTCCATACGCATTTTACTATCATCTGAACAAGGATGTTGAAAACCGGTTTTAGGAGGCAAAGCTGCAACAGGGTCGCCTCTTGTTATTATTCTTAAAAATAATATTTTCTTTTGCATTGCAAAATTACAAAATTTTTTAGCTACAGAACTTCCCATACAACGAGGCGCACCTAAACTTACACATACTATATTATCTGCTAACACATTATATGGCGCGGAATCATACGGAGCAGTCTTTTTAATACCCATCCATAAATAAGCAAAATTACTACACATTGCGCCTCCAAGAGAATGACCTGTGGTGAATATTTTAACTGAGTTTGGTGCGGTTGCTCCTAAAAAATCAGTAGCTAAATAACGCATAGTTTCAACAATAGTATGCCCCATTTCACTTGTCGGCTTAAAAATACCATATAAAAATGATTCTGGATTTCCATTTGAATCGTTACAAACTTTTAATGGAACAACCGAAGTTGGTTTGGAATAAAGTGCAGCCGTTTTAGCACTATATGTTCCTCTAAAAAGTAATAATATTGTATTTGGCATCCTCTTATCAGCTACAACATAAATTTCACCATAATTTGACCAACCAATAGAAATATATTTAACTTGTTCTGATTGTGTTTCTTCTCCTGGAACAGGAAACTTTTTCTCACCTTTTAAATCACCATTAATTATATTTATATTTTGTGGCATATTTAAACCAATGAAATCAATAAAATTTTTTCCTTTATAATCATATTCATAGTTTGCAAATATATCATCACTTCCTTTATCTAATCCAAAAATTTTTTGATCATCTAATAAATCACCTAAATTATTTGAATCGACCCCATTTATTCCTTGTAAAATTTTTGGCTGAATTACAGGGCCCATTATTTGATTATAACTAGTCAAAAAATTGTTATCATTTAAATAAGCAAGTCTAGCTAATGTTGCACCAAGAAATGAGATGAAATGAACATCTCCATATCTATCTGCTTTTCTGTTTAAATTACTTATTGTATTTAACATATATTACAATAAGAAATTAATGCCTTCTTCTGTGTCTTCTACTTCTACGACCACCTGTTAATGAGCGACTACGGTTTCTTTTGCTAACACTTTTAGCAACACTCTTGACACTTTTAACGCCTAAATCTAAACCAGTTGCCATTGTTCCGTAGACAGCAGATACGCCTTTTTCAACAATTGGTATAGAGGATTCAGCAACACTTTTAGCAGTAGTTCCTACCCTTTTCAAACCATTATCAATTACAGGTAAAGTTTTACTAGCAGTTTTTTTTATAGTTTTTTCCAAAAAATTAGATTTATTTTTACGCGATTTTGTCATTATAAATTAAGTATATAAAATATTTATTTATATTAGATGGATTTAAAATATTTACTAAAGATTTTTATTATAATTTTCCTAATTCTATCGTTTATTATTTTTATAAACACAATAGCTTCAATTTTTAACGAACTAGAACAGTCAAAAGAATTAGTAAAAGACGTAACTATTGAAGGCATGAATCCTTTAACTACAAGTAGTAGTAAGGCATTTTGTGATACAAATAAAGGTTTTAATTCAGAAATATCATGTAATGCTCTTACAAAATATAATTGTGGGTTGACATCATGTTGTATTTGGACAAGTGAAAAAAAATGTAAAGCAGGTAATCAAGATGGTCCATTATTTGGTTCTGATTCTAATGGTAAAACAATCCCGTTAGATTATTACTACTTTCAAAATAAATGTTATGGAGAGAATTGCCCTTAAAATTAAGTTGTTTAATCGTTATACGCGATTCGTTTGCTAATTCTTGAACAATTGGATTATTATTGTAGTCCTCTAAATAAATAATATCTCTAATACCACAAGCAGCTATAGAACGAAAACAATTTACACATGGATAATGAGTTATATATATTTTTGAATTTTCAAGACTTGTTCCACGTTTAGCACAATCAGAAATTGCATTTATTTCACTATGAATTATTGATTGCTCATGATTATCTTGAACACGAGATATGTGTGGAGCTCCAGGAATATATCCATTATATCCCATAGAAATAAGACGATTGTTTTTTACAATAACAGAACCTACATTAAGGCGAGAACATGGACTACGTTGAGAAGCTAAAAGTGCAATCGACATAAAATATTCATCCCAATTTAGTCTTTCATTATTTTCTTTTGTTAATTGACAAATTTTAGAGAACATGATTAAATATAATAATTTATAGTTAATCATGTTTAAGTAGTTATAAATAGAACAAATTTGAATATTATAATAATGCTCTAAAAATAAAAATTTAACTGATGTATATATAATAATGTTTTACAATGTAAACAATTCGAATATGCTTACGCATTTTTATCCAATCACATCGCCACATATTGCTACTAATAACGCTATAACTACTAATTTTAGAATAAACAATATTGATATATCTAATAATTTTTTTGGACTCGGAATAAATTCAAAAATACCTGTTAGTCGAATTATCAATATTCCTTATAATATTAATGGAACAAGTATTGGGACTTTATTTGAATTAAATTTAATAAAAGATATCTCTGGAGGAACTATAAACTCCGATTATAATATATTTTCACCAAGTAGTCCAAGTAGTCATAATGGGTTACTTATACAATTTTATAATTCAAATAACATCTATAACATTAGTTTTAATTATAACGTGGACATTTCATTTGTAATGATTGGAGGAGGAGGAGGAGGAGGGGATGCCGCCAATAGTAATGCTGGAGGAGGAGGAGGAGCAGGACAGCTTATAACTGGATATATAAATTATAAAACTGGTAACAAGTTAAGTATTTTAAATGGCGCAGGTGGTCTGAATAACTATGTTAGTTCTCCAACGAACCCTTCTGGGGGTCCAACATATATATATTATAAAAATTCTAATGATGAGATCTTATACGATATCAGTGCCAATGGGGGGGGATATGGCGGTATAGGTAAAATATCTAGTCCTAATGTAAGAGGCAGTAGTTCAGGTGGGTCTGGAAGTTGGTCAACCGGCGAACCGTATGCAGGAATTTCGACGTCACCAGGGTTTGGAGCAATCCAAATAAACAATATAGGTCCTTTCAGTAATCTTATGACTTATTCTTATACTGGTGGTGTAGGTAATCGTCAAGCAAATGATACTGGTGGTGGTGGTGGTGGTGGTGGAGCAGGCGGCGAAACCAATTGGGTATCTAATGAATTTCCTGGAGTTGGGGGTAGTTGTAAAACAATAACCTATGGAAATTATAACTTTTATCTTGGTGGTGGTGGTGGTGGTGGCGGTCGTACTGGTGGGTTAGGTGGCTTGGGTGGTGGCGGTGGTGGTGGCCAAGGTGGTGGGTGGTCTAATGGTCTTGTTAACGGAGAGTGGGGCGCCTCGAATACCGGGAGCGGTGGCGGGGGCGCGGGGAATAACGGTGGCTACGGTGGTAGGGGTGGTTCGGGAACAGTAATATTTTACATCATACCTTCAGGAGTATCTTAATCTTGAGCCGGTTCCGCTGATATAAATAAACACACAACAAAGCTATTATAATTTTCACTATTTATTTTGTTGAAACTGACACCATATGTGTAAGAGCCTATCCTTTCTACATAATATATTATTAATCTAAAATAAAAAAATTGATTATAATTTAAAAACATATTAGAATAATATACAATATAATATATAAGACATGATAATTCCCGTTAAATGTTTTACTTGCGGTATGGTTATTGCTGATAAATATCGATTTTATCAAGCAGAAGTTCGTAAGAGAAAATTATCAAAAAAAGTAGGAGCTGATTCCAATGAAATTGACAAAGTTCTTTATTTAACAAAAGAATTTCACGAAAAGACACCAGAAGGTGAGGTTCTAGATGAATTAAATATGAAAAAAATGTGTTGTAGAAGGCATTTCTTAACTCACGTTGATATTGAATAATTTCTTAACATATTATATAAATGGGTAAAACCAAAGGTAGTTTCGCTAAAAAGTCTTCTAGAAAGCAAAAAGTTTATAAAATGGTAGGTTGTTCTAAAAAAACTCGTAAAATTTATTTAGGTGGTAGTACCGATACTCCTTTAACTTACACTGGTGAACCTTCTTTTTCTTTACCAAACCCAAATTTAGCTTATACAGGTAAGGGTGGTTCTTCATGCGGTTTAACCACAAACACTAGTCTTCCAACAAATACTAATGCCGCAAATCCTACTCTTCCTAATACTGGTCCTGTTTCTAATGGAACAAATACCATATTTAGCAGTGCTTTAGGTCAACAAGGCGGAAGCTGTGGTTGTGGCTCTTCATTAATGATGGGTGGAGGGAGAAGAAGTAAAAAAGGAGGTATGTGTTCTACGTGTGCTTTAGGAACAATGGCTGGTGGTGCTAAACATAGAGAAGGATGTAAATGTAGGGAAGGATGTAAATGTAGGGAAGGATGTAAATGTAGGGAAGGATGTAAATGTAGGGAAGGATGTAAATGTAGGGAAGGATGTAAATGTAGGGAAGGATGTAAATGTAGTAAATGTAAAGGAATGAAAGGTGGAAATGCTGGTATTCCTTATCCAAATGGTCAAGTCGGAGCACCATGGACACCAAGTGTTGGTGGATGGCCAGGCGTAGATGGTGTGCCTGGTAACAGTAATTACTATCCAGTAAACACATATAGTGGTGGGGATCCACAAACATCTATGGTAGATGTTGGTGCTAACCCGCCATTTTTAAATATTAAAGGGGGTAAAACTAGAAAACAAAGAGGCGGAACATTATCAAATTTTTTAACTCAAGATCTAATTAATTTAGGAAGACAATTTCAATTTGGTATGGGAAGTGCTTATAATTCGTTGGCTGGATATGCTGCTCCAGTAAATCCAATGCCTTGGAAAGGCCAATTACCTTCAAGAGTGCCATTTAATCCTGCTACAATTTAATTTTTTTCTAATAATAGTTTATAATGGCTTCATTTCCAAAGTCTTTAAAAGATTTATGCACACCAGCATCATTATATTTTATTATTTCGATGATTGGTTTAGTTATTGTTATGTTTCAAAATTTAAGTAACTCAAATAGTTACAATGTAGGAAATTTCTCTTGCCGTGTCCCAAATACATTTTTTGTATTTGTTGTTAAATTTATATACATAATTTTCTGGACATATGTTCTTAACTTAATTTGTAAAGACGGACATATTGGCATCTCTTGGTTACTAGTTCTGCTTCCTTTCATTCTCTTATTTGTTATGATGGGTTTGTTAATGCTTAATATGTAAATAAAATTATAAAATTATATAATTTATTACACCTTTTCTCATTTCAAACGCCCATTTTGAAATGAGAAAAGGTGTAAATAGTTCAATTTCTGTGTTATTTCAACACAAAAATTGTAATAAACCGTTAAGGCCCATCACACTCATTCCCTAAGTCTCGATAATCCTGAAAAGTGTGCTGTCAACATGTGCATTGCTGAACACAATGTCAAACAGGTTAGCAAATAACATTTGTTATAGCTTTGCTTAGAGATATTAGTCGACTATTGAATTTCAAAATAGCCAAAAAAATCTTTTCCAAAGCCGAAATACTATTTTATATTATTTTTTATTAAGATATAATATAAAATGACACGTAATATTTATGTAGGAATATTTTTCCTGTCAGAAAATTATTCACGCGGTATAAATTCAACTATCGATTATTTCAACAGTATAACCCCAGAAAATAGTTTAGTATTTGAAAAATATATTGTAGATGGAACTCCTGAATTAACAAGTAGCTGTTTAAATGATTTTTTAACAAAATATCCATCAGGCGATCGTGCGACAATATCAGAAAGAACGACAATAATATTAGAGATTTCAATACAATTACAAACATTAGGACTTAACATCCCGTGTTTTTCAATTACAGCATCATCATCGCTTATAAAATCGTTACCTAATTCTTTAACATATGCCCCATTTGATAAATATGCTGTTATGTGTAATTTTATGATTTATCGAGAATATAAAATGAAACATTTAAAAGTTTTATATGAACCAAACACATTGGATGATGGATATTTTCAAAATTATATTGAATTAATGCAAATAGAAGGTAGACTAGTAGACATTCCAATAGAGGTTGATACAATTGTGTTAAATAAAAATTATAACTTACATGAAGATACGTCAATTGTAATGTTATTAAAAGATTATTCGTTAATAACATCGTCTTTTTTATCACAAATTCCAAAAGGGTGTTATATTTCGATGACAGATATAAATGATAACATTAATGATATTTTTGGAGATATTCCAGCATTTGTTATGATACCTTTTCCTAGATATTATACAACTACTACACAAAATGTATATAACAGTTTAACAGATAAAAATAACTTTTTCTATAATGTTTATGGGTTTTTTGATATTTTATATACTATTAATTTTTTTACAAAAAATGATAAAGAATTTAATTTAGAAAATTACGTAGCTTCAAATGCTTTTTCAATAATTCCACCCGCTTTCGGTTATATATCTTTAAATTTAGACATACATGGCACAGATAGTGGTGTGTATAATATTATTTTTACAAAAAAATCAGTAGTTGAAAATGGAGTAAGTTTGTTTAATTTATATAATAATGGACAAATGGAAAATTTTTCACAAAGTAAAGAAATATTTATGTCAACGGGAATTGATCCTTTTTTTTTATCAAACGTTTATATTTGTAGAAACGAATCTATTATACACTGGAAGATTAAACCGTCCCCTTTACAGCAATTATCAGTATAAAAAGTGTATAATAAAACAAATTTATACACTTGAAGTTTCAAAATGGCACCTTTTAGAAAAAATATCGGTGTAAATTTACACCCTTGAAGATTTAAAACCGCGCCTTTTAGGAAAATTATCGGTATAAATTTAGTAATATTTGTCCCATTTTAAATCTTCAAGGGTGTAAAAATATTTGTCATATTTTACACCTTTGAAGATTTAAAACCGCGCCTTTTAGGAAAATTATCGGTATAAATTTAGTAATATTTGTCCCATTTTAAATCTTCAAGTGTGTAATAAAATAATATAAATATATTATATATTATATATGTCAAACAAAATTAAAAATGGAATATCATACGAAAGTAATGGTTGGAAATATATATCCATTCATGGAAAACCTGGAGAAAGAGGATATGCTTATGGATATTTATGTGCAAAAGATTTTAAAGAAATCCAAACAATCTTAAAATTTATAATGATGGAAGCTTATGGAAAAGATTGGGATTACTTTATTAAAGAAATATCAGATGATTTTAAAGATATGACTGAAAAAGATTTTCCTGAACTTTATGAGGAAATGGTTGGTATAACTGAAGGTTTAAATGCAGCTGGAACTAAAACTACCATTGATGAAATAATTGCTTGGAATTTTTATTGTTCTATACCATATTGGTATTCGTCTGTTTCTGAGTCACGTACATCAAAAGAAGGTGGTGCAAAGGATCATTGTAGCGCCTTTATTGCAGTTGGAGATTGGACTGAAGATGGAAAAATAGTTTGTGCTCACAATTCTTTTGTTGACTATATTGACGGTCAATTAAGTAATGTCGTATTAGATATTAATCCAGATAAAGGTCATAGAATGATAATGCAAACATCGCCGTGTTGGATTTGGAGTGGTACAGATTTTTTTGTAACTTCAAAAGGTATTATTGGAACTGAAACAACAATTGGCGGTTTTATTCCATATGAAAAACGTTTTCCGATTGGTTACAGAATAAGAAAAGCAATGCAATATGGAAATACAATGGACGAGTATTGTGAAATACTTTTACATGAGAATTCAGGTGATTATGCTAATTCTTGGTTGTTTGGAGATATAAATACAAATGAAATTTTACGTATTGAATTGGGTCTTAAATATCATAATATTGAGAGAACAAAAAATGGTTTCTTTATAGGTTTTAATGCTCCTTATGATGAACGTATTAGAAATTTAGAAGTAAATAATTCAGGGTTTTATGATGTTAGAAGACATCAAGGAGCCAGATTAGTTAGGCTTGGAGATTTGATGGATGAATACAAAGGAAAAATTAATATTGATGTCGCTAAGAAAATAATTAGTGATCATTATGATGTCTATTTAGAAAAAGATAATAATCCATGTTCCAGAACAATTTGTTCTCATTATGATTTAGATGCAAGAGAATATATGTCTCAAGAATCTAGACCAAAACCATTTGCTCCTCGTGGTGCTGTTGATGGCATAGTTTGTGATACAAATTTAGCTAAGAGAATGGGATTTATTGGACGTTTTGGAAATTCATGCGGTATGCCCTTCATTAAGGATGATTTTTGTAAAAAACATAGACAATATTATAAATTTTGCCCATATTTAAAGGATAGACCAAGTGAACCTTGGACTGAATTCACTAGTGACAACGCTAAAATAAAAAGTAAGTTTAGATTAACTAAAAAAGGTGGTAGAGGGTTAAATAAAACTAAAAAAATAAAAAAGAATTAAGAGTTCTTTTTATTATTACGTATTTCAAGATGATTACATATATTATTATCGCCTAGATGTGTTTTGCCACATCTACACGTTAAAGGTAAATTTTCAAGATCTTCATAAAAATATTTAATAAAATTATGAACACCACCAACATTATCAATATTTATATGATTACCAAACTGACCATTATTTAATATTGGGTCTCTTGTTATAATATTAAAATCTAAAACACATATTTTAATATCTCCAATTGTAATTATTTTATTAGTATATTTTTTATTATCTAATATAATATCTTGTTCTGATAATACATAATCACGATTAACAATATAATTCATTAAGTTAACTTGATCACTATAACTACCAAATTTTTTTGATTTCATATTGTCTAATATATTTTTCATAAAGTGAATTGAACTAGGTTTTAAAATATAAAATCCACTGCAAACACCAAAACCTAAAATTTTACTACATTCTGGAGGAAAAGATTTATTTCCACCTATTTCAGTAGATATAATAATATCATATGGCAAATCCACAAGCGGTTTGATATTTTTTTCAATAATAATATCTTGGTCAATATGAATTACATTTTTGTTATGTGTTTCGATCATATTTATAATAGAATTTAATCTTACAACATCCCAAAATGCATATTCATTATTTAATTTAAAATTTAAATTATTGAATTCATTCACACCTAATGTATTTATAGTAAAATTTTTGCCACATTTATCATTAATTCTTTTAAGCCAATGCTCTTTAATTTGTGTATATTTATTGCCAAAATTTAAGCTTACAATTATATTTTCTTTATCCATATTATAATACATTTTTCAAAAAATATTTAAGTATTAATTATGGAAATATATTTGGTAAATTTTGTATTAAATTAACTGCTTTAATATTTTTATCTGTATATGTTTTTCTATAATATATATTTGGATTATTTAATATTGTAATGATTACCATTATATCTTTTTGAATATCTCCTCCTAGAATAACAACATTTTCAAGATATTTATTTAAATTTTTACAACCCAAGTAAATTGGCATACAATTATACATTAATGGAGTAATAACCTTTTCTGAAAAATAATGATTACAAATTGTATTTTCAATACAAATAGAAAAAGAATATGTTTCATAAGGTTCAGCATCATTAAATTCACCAATAACTCTACTATACTTATATTGCTTTGAACCGCGACCATAAATATCAATTGGTAAATTAAGTTCAATAATTTTTTGAACCAATTGATGACGATATAAATGTCCAGGCGCAAATTGTTTTTCACTTACAATAATAGACATTAATTTATTTTTAAATGAAATTTCTCTTGGAGGCCTTGAATGCCACATATAGCCAAAATGTTCTATAAATGGTTCTGGTAAATCAAATTTATCGCCAATAAAATATCTTCCGATATATTTTTTAGCATATTCTATAAATCGTGGTGTTAAACCTAGAAAACAAATAGGTTCAAAGGCTAATCCTAGAACATTTTCTTTTGGTATTTTTAACTCAGGCATAGCAGTATTCATAATAATAGCATGTGTAAAATCATCATTATTTGTAAAATAATATTTTTTATCTTTACCATAAAAAGAATGCTCATTAGAATAATTAATTCTTTCAAACGTTTCTTTACATTTATTACTTGGAGCAAATGAACAAAAAATTAATTTTAATAATTATTATTAATTAATTAATTAATTAAATATTATTTAAATAATAATGATAATAAATATTTTAAAAAAATATGATTATTATAATATAAAATGGATAAAGAAAACATATCTTGGAAATTAATTGATAAATATTTTAATGATAATCCAAATTGTTTAGTATCACATCATTTAGAATCATTTAATGATTTTTTTAAAAGTGGTATCAAAAGTATCTTTCATGAAAATAACCCAATTAGGTTTATTGAAAGAGAAGACGAAGGTGTTCCTGGTAAAAGAAATGAATGTTTATTGTATTTAGGAGGCAAAGAAGGAAATAAAATTTATTATGGTAAACCAGTTATTTATGATGATAATAATGCACATTATATGTTTCCAAACGACGCAAGATTGCGTAATATGACTTATGGAATAACGATTCATTATGATGTTGATGTAGATATTATATACTATGTTGGCGATGAAAAGAAAACATATAATATGTTGATTAATAAAGTCTATTTGGGTCGATTTCCTATTATGCTTCAATCAGATTTATGTATATTAAATGGCATGAATAGAGAAGTAAGATTTAATGCTGGAGAATGTCGTAATGATTATGGTGGTTATTTTATTATTGATGGTAAAGAAAAAATAGTTATCCCACAGGAAAAATTTGCTGATAATATGCTTTATATTAGAAAATATGGGGAAGATGATATATATAGTTATTCAGCTGAAATTCGTTCTGTTTCAGAGGATTCCTCAAAACCAATAAGAACAGCCTCTGTTAAATTTGTATCACCATCATCATCTTATAGCAATAATCAAATTGTTGTAGCTGTTCCAAATGTAAAAAAACCAGTTCCATTATTTATTTTAATGAGAGCATTAGGTGTTATTTCAGATAAAGATATTATTAGAACTTGTTTATTAGATATTGAAAAAAATGAATCAATGGTTGATTTATTTATTCCTTCTGTACATGACGCTAATAAAATTTTTACACAACAAAATTCTCTTCAATATATTGCTGAATTAACAAAGAGGGGTACTATATCTGGTGTTATTGAAATTTTATCTGATTATTTTTTACCACATATTGGAGAATTAAATTTTCTAGAGAAAGCATATTTTGTTGGTTACATGGTTTATCGTTTATTGAAAGTATATACAAAAGAAGAAAAACCTACAGATCGTGATAATTTTAGATTTAAAAGAATTGAATTATCTGGAACACTTATTTATGATTTGTTTAGAGAATATTATTTGATTCAAAAGAAAGATATTGCGCGTAAAATAGATGAAGAATATT